CTGTCCACTTTCCTATCTGGCATCAGGAAATCAGAGACATCCTCGTCCTCTAAAACAACAAAGGAACAGAAGACAACCGAGTCAGAAAACTCGACTACTCCATCCAGTTAAGTAAGTTATTCTATGAGCGTTTTATCCAAAATAAAGAAATCTCGCTTTTTTCCCCTCATAGTGTTCCTAACCTTTATGAGAGTTTTGGGACCCCTGAGTTTGATGAGTTATATTGCAGTTACGAATTGGATGAGTCCATCCCAAGAACAACCATCGGAGCTCAGGAATTAATATTAGATTTATTAAAAGAAAGAGCAGAAACTGGTCGTATTTACATAATGAATATTGATCATTGTAATAGTCATTCATCTTTCCAAGATAAAGTTGAGATGAGTAATCTATGTCAAGAGATTACATTACCAACTAAACCTATTGTACATATTGATGATCAAGAAGGAGAGATTGCACTTTGTATTCTTTCTGCTATTAACATAGGAAAGATTAAAGATGTTTCAGATCTTGAACCTCTATGTGATCTTGCTATTAGAAGTCTTGATGAATTGATTGACTTCCAAGGTTATCCTGTTAAGGCAGCAGAACTCGCTACAAGAGCACGTAGATCATTGGGAGTAGGTTATATTGGTTTAGCACATTATCTTGCAAAGCAGGGTGTAGGATACGGTGATGAGGAGGCTTGGAAATTAGTTCATACCCTTACTGAAGCATTTCAATATTATCTTATTCAATCTACTGTTAATCTTGCTAAAGAAAAGGGTGCTTGCGAGTACTCAGATAGAACAAAATATGCTAAGGGAATCCTCCCTATCGATACATATAAGAAGGACGTAGATGAGTTAGTTCCAAATGACCTATTACTTGATTGGGAGTCTTTACGGGCAGATGTTTTGGAATATGGAGTTAGGAACTCTACATTGTCCGCACAGATGCCATCGGAGAGCAGTTCCGTTGTGTCTAATGCCACAAATGGAATCGAACCACCTAGAGGATACTTGTCCGTTAAAAAATCGAAGAAAGGGCCTCTTAAGCAGATTGTTCCACAGTATGGTACATTAAAGAATAATTATACATTACTTTGGGATATGCCTAGTAATGAAGGTTATATTAATGTGGTTGCAGTTATGCAAAAGTTCTTTGACCAAGCGATTAGTGGAAACTGGAGTTATAATCCAGAGCACTATGAAAATTCTGAAGTTCCAACAAGTGTAATGGCAAATGATTTGTTGACAACTTATAAGTTGGGTTGGAAGACATCATATTATCAAAATACATATGATGTTAAAACAGATGAGGTTGAATTATCTCTTCCTTCTGTAGAGGATGTTGGAATACAAGGACATACTCAATTACAATCTTTAGTTAATGATATAATGAATTCTGAGGAAGAAACCTGTGAAAGTTGTGCAATCTGAAATGAAAGGAATTACCGTATTTAATACTGAAGAGGTAGATACCAAGAAACAACCTATGTTTTTTGGTAAGCCTCTAGGTGTTCAGCGTTATGATTCTTATAAGTATCCTTCGTTTGAAAATTTAACTAAGTCTCAATTAGGATATTTTTGGAGACCTGAAGAGGTTTCTCTACAAAAAGATAGAGGAGACTACCAACAATTGCGTCCAGAGCAAAAACATATATTTACTTCTAACTTAAAGTATCAAACGATGCTTGATAGTGTTCAGGGTAGAGCACCTGGTATGGCATTTGCTCCATACTGTTCTCTTCCTGAACTAGAAGGATGTATGAATGTATGGCAACTTATGGAGATGATTCATAGTCGTTCATACACTTATATCATTAAGAATATCTATTCAGATCCTTCTGAAGTATTTGATACTATTCTTACTGATGAAAGAATCCTAGAACGTGCTGGTAGTGTTACTGAAGCATATGATAATTTTATTAATTATGCACATGAGTATGATCAGAGTAGTGCTTGGAAGGGTGATATGAGATCACATCCTAATTCAGAATGGACACGTAAAGATCTTAAAAAACATTTATATAGGGCAGTAGCAAATGTTAACATCTTGGAAGGTATACGCTTTTATGTTAGTTTTGCTTGCAGTTTTGCATTTGGTGAACTTAAACTTATGGAAGGGTCAGCTAAGATTATATCCCTTATTGCACGAGACGAGAACCAACACCTTGCAATAACTCAAAATATATTAAACAATTGGAAGAAAGGTGATGATCCTGAGATGGTTGATATTGTTAAGGAAGAAGAACCTTGGTTGATTGAAGCATTTAAAAAATGTGTAAATGAAGAAAAGGCATGGGCAAAATATCTTTTTAAAGATGGATCTATGATAGGTCTTAATGATAAATTACTTCATCAGTATGTTGAGTGGATTGCCAATCGTCGAATGAAATCAATAGGAGTTAAACCAATCTATGACATTCCTGCAAAGAATAATCCATTACCTTGGACAGAGCATTGGATATCCTCAAAAGGACTCCAAGTTGCACCACAAGAAACAGAAGTAGAGAGTTATATTGTTGGTGGTATCAAACAGGACGTTAAAAAAGACACATTCTCTGGATTTAAACTTTAATTATGAAAATAATGATTGGTTATAAAGGGTTCTTTCAGTATAGAAGAGTCCTTTCTGAAGGTTTGACAGAACAAATAATGTCATATGCAGAAGAAATTCTGGAAAATCATCAGAATATGCTCCATAAGGACATAAAAGATGCTGAAATTGACTATTATTTCAGTACATACAATGTAAATGATCAATTAGATGCATTGTATGTGGAAAAATTAAAAGAAAATGCCTCTATAACCTATACTTATCTTGCACCTGAGTTTTTCTCACACCCTTCTACATGGGTGGTGCAATTAAATCACTATAAAAATTTAATTTCTTTGATAAAAGAGAGTAAAATAGACTATGATATGTTCATATTTACTCGGCCAGACATTAAATTCTTTAAAAAGTTCAGTGATTTGAATATTGACTTAGAAAAATTTAATTCTGTCATACAACACCCTTCTACACCAGTTCATCCACCTCAAAACTGTGATGATAACTTCTGGATTTTCCCTAAAAAATATTTTAATGAGTTTGTAGAGTGTATTGATATATTATTGGAGAGTAATAAGATGACTCATGAGATAAATCATGAATTAGTAAAGAAATTAGTGCCTATAAATTATATTGCCGAGTATAATGATGACTTAGAACTCGGACATGAAGTATTTACTATATGCAGATGACAAAACTTGTAATTTTTGACCTTGATGGGGTCTTAATTGATAGCAAAGACCATCATTATGAAGCTCTGAACCAAGCACTTGGTGCAGAGTATGCTATTAGCAGAGAAGATCACGTAAGTACCTATGATGGGTTACCCACAACAGGTAAATTAAAACTTTTAACGAAGAATAAGGGTCTACCTGCCGATAGATATGATCAAATATGGAAAGATAAGCAGACTAACACCTTAAAAATCTTTAGTGAGTGTGTCGCAAAGGACTATGAGTTGATGGGGTACTTTCAACAACTTGTAGATGCTGGATATAAGATTGCAGTAGCATCTAATAGCATCAGAAACACTGTAAAGATCATTCTTTTGCGTCTAGGACTCCTTGAGTTCATTGACGTATACATTTCTAATGAAGATGTAGTCAGGAACAAACCATTTCCATCTATGTACTGGAAATGTATGATGACCTTAGGTGCATTACCAGACCATACAGTCATCCTTGAGGATAGTCATATAGGTCGTCAGGGTGCATTAGATAGCAAATGCCATCTAATTCCTATCGAAGATAGAAGTGACCTAAATCAAACAAAGATTGATAAAATTAAGAAGATTCTTAATGGTCAAAAGAAAAAAGTTGCATGGGAGAGTAAAACTATGAACGTATTGATTCCTATGGCAGGACGTGGAAGTCGTTTTGCCACACAAGGATACACATTCCCCAAACCTCTTATTGATGTGAAGGGTAAACCAATGATTCAGGTCGTCGTAGAGAACCTGAATATCAAAGCAAACTATACTTTCATAGTTCAAAAAGAACATTATGAGAAGTATAGTCTACAATACCTTCTTAATTTGATTACACCAAACTGTAATATTGTACAGGTGGATGGAATCACTGAAGGTGCTGCATGTACAACATTACTTGCTAAACAATTTATTGATAATGATGAACCATTATTAATGGCTAATTCTGACCAGTTTGTTGAGTGGGATTCTAATGAAACTCTCTATTCCTTTCAGAATGGTGGTGCTGACGGTGGTATTCTTACTTTTCCAGCAACCCATCCTAAGTGGAGTTTTGCTAAATTGGGAGAGGATGGCTATGTCTCAGAGGTTGCTGAAAAGAAACCTATCTCAGAACATGCCACAGTGGGTATCTATTGGTGGAAGAAGGGTTCTGACTACGTTAAGTATGCTGAACAGATGATAAAGAAAGATATTAGAACCAATAATGAGTTCTATGTGTGTCCAGTCTTTAATGAAGCAATAGAAGATGGTAAGAAAGTAAGTATTAAAGAGATAGATAGTGATGGGATGTGGGGCATAGGAACTCCTGAAGATCTCAATTACTTCTTAGAACACTATAAAAAATGAAAATCATCTCACATCGGGGGAATCTGGAGGGTAGAATACCCGAAGATGAAAATAACCCAGACTATATTCATGAAGCAATAGAGTCTGGGTTTGATGTGGAAATTGATTTGTGGTTACATGATAGGGGGTTATATCTAGGTCATGATGAGCCTCAATATCAAATAGATTTAAAATTTTTAAAGAACGAAAGACTATGGGTTCATGCTAAGAGCATGGAAACTGCTGAATTTTTATATAAACAACCTCTTATTCATTGGTTCTGGCATGAGACAGATAAAATGACTCTGACTAGTAAGGGATATATCTGGTGTTTTCCTGGTTATTCTTGTAAGGATTGTATTATTGTCGATAAGAATGGTCGTGCACCTAGTTGTAGTGATAATATATGGGGTGTGTGTACTGATTATTCTTATAGATGGAGAAACCAATATGCAGAACAAGTTCTTGCTCTGAATGCCTATAAAGAATCAGAAGATTACGACTGGGTTTAAATTGATAAATAAGAAGAATGATATAAAATTATGAGATGGAAGGAGATTACGAAAATCCCTGGTATTACAAAGGTACTGCTTTCACTTCTGATGATATTGACGATAAGTTCGGTTTTGTCTACAGGATTACTAATCTTCAAACGGGAAAACAATACATTGGTAGAAAATACTTCCAACAAAAACGTAAGCCTAGAGGTGGTAAGAGACGGGTTACGTCTGAAAGTGACTGGAAGCGATACTATGGAAGCTCTAACGAACTTAGTGCAGATAGAAAGTTACTTGGAAACTCTGCGTTCAAACGAGAGATCTTATCCCTCCATACCAGACTCGGAGATGTAAATTTTGAAGAGACTAAACAGTTGTTTCTTCACAATGTCCTAACAGAAACTCTTGACGGAAAAACTCCTTTATATTATAATAGTAATATCTTAGGACGCTACATGCGTAAAGATTATTTTAAACCACAACAATGAAAATCTTTTTAGACACTGCTGATTGCGAACAAATTCAAAAGCATTTTGCTTCTGGATTAATTGATGGTATTACAACTAACCCTACTCTTATTATGAAGAGTCATAGGAAACCTGATGATGTCTATCAAGA